AGGTTTGATAATCCGGTATGAAGAAACCGACTAAACCGTCTAATCCATTCGCTAATTTTTCTTTTATATTCATACCGGATTATCAAACCTTGCGTACGATGTGCGAGAACTACCAGAGGCAATCTCCTGCCGCAACGTGTCCCGCAGTTTTATAAGTTCAGCTAACGTTATGTACTGCAAATTGCGGCCGCCGATCGAATACGACTGCACGGCACCGCCAGTCATTCGTACGTTAATCGCCGTTTCAACGTTCTCAAGCATTTCCTGTTTTGTTGGTGCGCTCATAACCTCTCCATCACCCCAATAAAAAAGCCATCTCCCGCCAGTCGACTGGAGATGGCTTTTAAATACTATTGGGTGCGGCAACAGTGATCAGCTGTCCCGCTTTAATTTTCTAATTCTAGTTTACCTTACCCCAAATCTTTTTCAATTGGGTCATTACTACAAAATAGCAAATGCGTTTTTTCTATTTTTTCTCTGTTTCTACGCTTTTAAAATTCTTTCCGCAGTCCTTGCACGCATGATATCGAACCGGCAAATGAGTTGAATAACAATGATGATTCTTGCTTCCACACGCCGGACATTTAAGTGGATAAAACGGCACACCGTAATCTTCACTGTCAACTAACTGCGAACCTCGAGCGGGAGGTGTTTCTTCACGCAACCAATTCTTATGCCTATTTAGCCATCTTCCGCCCATTAAATCCATGCCCCTTCTCTTTTACGAATCCAACTGGAACGGCTGTGTTCCTGCCTTATATCTTTATGAACCGTGCGCTCATCTCTGCGAAGATTAAGAGCACGGATTATGTCGGCGGCGGCAATGGCGTAAACCTCCGCATCAAGATAGTGATTCGCAACCGAGGAGCGTTTTTTCTGCCAGACTTCCTTCGCCTTGCCTGTGTTTCTATTTCTTACCAAAACCTTATGTTCTGCGGTAAACTGCGAAAGGTAATCATCTGACGGGTCTTTAAACAAATGCCATTTCGCCGGATCCTTACTCGCCACGAGGCGACTGATCTTGTCCTTGTACTGCGTGACATTGAGATTCCACAAAACAAGGCCATTCTTGATAATGCTTCCCGTGCGTGAATTAATATCGATCTTTGACGCACGATAAAATCTTCCGTCCGTTAATTCTTCCTGACCCTTAATCGCCTTCGCACGATCGTGCCATTGCCTGCAGAAGTGATACACCTCATCAGTTCTAAAGCCTGAGTCAACGCACGTCATATAAACCGGGAGTGTTTCATCACCTGAAAACTTTCTATATTCAGTCTTAAACAACACCTCTACCAAGTCGTCCCAATATTCCAGTGACCCACACCGAACAAGCCAAGACTGCTCCTCGTAACCCCATCCACGGATGACGTAATAAAAATGGTCTTTTTGAACGTCAATGCCCGCCGTTAAAACAACCGCTTCATCCGGCACAATTCCCTCGGTATACTCGCATGCGTGCGCCTTGACCCGGTCAACCGTGGTCTCCTCAATCTTCTCTTCCCACACCTCGGCAAGCCATGAGTTAACAAAGTTCATCAATAGCTCAATGAAATCTTTTGATTTCAAAAACTCAGCGGCGATATCGCTCCAACTAAGCCACGGCGAGTAAAGCGAATTAATCCAGAATCCTCTGTGTTTACTTTTAACCCCCTCGCCCCAAATCTCTCCCTGCTCGTTTATCTCACAGTCTCTCGGCACCCATTTTCCGTGAGAAAGAATTTGTTGCTTTTGATAGTCATCAATACGCTTTTTACAATGCTCACACTCATACCACGCAAGCCGCTCATTCCTGATTCTTTCCGCTGACCTCTCATTCTCCGGCCACTTGATCTGACCAAAAACCAATATCTGATACCCGCCGCAATGGGGGCACGGCACGAAAAATCTACGCTGATCAGATTTCTCAAGCTCACGATATATATAACCATCACGAGTTGTCGGCGTTGAAACCTTGACTGTCTTTTTATTCCAAAAGGTCTTCTGCCGCTCTGTCGCCAGTTTAATCGGATCCGCTTCACGTCCCGAGAACCTCGGATATTTATCAATCTCATCCAAAAACAAATACCGAATAGGTCGTGATGCCAGATCCGCCGGACTGTTTGATCCAGCGAAAAAAAGAATCATCCGGTCAAATCGATATTCAAGTTTCGTCATATCGTCTGCGTTAACTGGCATGCGGTTGCGAAGGACAGGGGAACCGTGAATCATGGGAAGCACACGATTATAGGAAACACTCTTTGCGTCGTTCTCCCTTGGCAAGACCACCAGCGTGGGGCCCGGATCTTGATCGATCACATATCCCAACATATTAAACATGCCCTCGGTCTTGCCGACCTGCGAAGCGGCCATGACCGTGATCTCCTCGACATACGGATCCGTGAAAGCGTCCATGACACCCTGCAAGTATGGCGTGCGCATAGTCTTCCACCTGCCCGGCTCGGCTGACGTTACCGGATTAAGATAACGATATTGATCAGCCCACTGGCTGACTGTTATCTTCGCCGGACGCTTCCACGCCTGCTGTTCCGTCTGTGTCCAAATTTTCCTGTCCTGCTTCAGTGTTCTCATTTACAACTCCCGCAAATTCATCAATAATTTCTGATATCGCCTCATAGAGAATAACCTCAATTTCTCTCGGCTCTTGCATAGAAAGAGCCGGTGCGAGCCGTGTAGGTAACGCCAAAAACGCACGCTTAACCGCAATGACCCTTAAAATACGGCCACGCTCGACTTCCTCACTCGAGACAAGTTGGCTTTGAACCTTCTTCAACTCAAGTTCAAGAAGCGTCGCCTTATACTTCCTAATCTTTTCTTCCCAGTACGCTTTGCCTTCACCATCACCGGTCTTTTCCCTTTCCTCAAACCACACCCTGATCCGCTCAAGATCGTAATAACCGTCTTTAGTGACCGGCATACCTTCATTGCGCCAGCGATAAACCGTGCGCTCCGACACATCCATAAACTGAGCCACTTCCTCTGCGCTCTTAACGATGGTCGGTTCCTGCGGTTCTTTCTCAAACTCCTCAAGCTCTTTGATCTCAACCTTAGTAAGTGGCGTACCGCTATGCAGTTTCTCAATCAAGTGCAAGTAGCGTTTCTTCCGGGCGATATCCGCCAAGTTTTGTTTTGGCTTTACTTCTTCCATTAAGCTCTCACCGCTTTCTTACCGGTATATTCTTCCCAGCGTTTGACCGCCACATCAACAAAGAACGGCTCAATCTCCATGGCGAAACATCTGCGATTTAATCTTTCAGCGGCGATAATCTGTGAACCCGAACCGCAAAAGGGCTCAAAGCAAACATTCCCCACCTGCGTATGAACCCGCATCGGTATTGCGAACACCTCAGTCGGTTTGACCGTAGGATGCTCAGCGATCGAGCTTCCCCTTTTCTTTCCTTCCCAATCAAGATCCCAAACATCTGTGTGATATTCCGGCGTTGTCGGATCGCCTGAACGCACAAAGTCAACCGACCACACGCTTCCGATAGACTTGTCTTTCGGCCGATAAGGCGGCTTCTTTCCTTTAACCCACATTAAAAGACATGGCTCATGCCGCCATGAGTAGAACGAGTAGGTCAATATCACGCACGGCTTGACCCATATGATTTGCTGATGAATTAGAATATTTAATTCCTGACATACACACTCAATCTCGCTTCTGCGCTTCGATGCGTGCCAGAGATACAACGCCGTGTGCGGTTTGATAAACTTAAGAGCCACGGAATAAAAACTTCTCATGAACGCTGAAGCGTCCGGAATATCAATCTCGTGGTAAACGTTCGACCAATCCCTGCCGCCGTTGGGTCTATCCTTGCCCGTATAATCAACACAATACGGCGGGTCGGTAGCCAGCAAATCCGCCTGCTGTCCATCCATTAACCGAGCGATATCTTCTTCTTTAGTGCTATCGCCGCATAACAACCGATGATCCCCAAGGATCCATAAATCCCCGGGCTTGGTGACAAGATCCTTCGGCGGTTCCGGAAGATCGTCCGGCATGGTTTTGCCAATTCCTTTATTCTCCTGCTCAAACTCCCGAACTTGATCCCGAAGCTCCTGCATGCGTAAAGCAAGATATGCGTCGCCATTCTCGGTGCGTAATTTCTCAAGAAGCGGAATGATTGCCTGAGTCCACTGCCCGGTTATTTCTTGAGAGTTGAGCGTCACGTTCATAGCCATTTCCGATATCTCATCCACATCAACCATGATGACCGTGACTTTCTCAACGCCCGCTTCCTGCAAAATCTTGTAACGCTGATGACCCGAAATGATTCTCATGTTGCGCCTATTTACCACCAAGAGATCCACCATCCCGAACCGCTCTAGCGACTGCCGAAGCCCCGCCAAAGCCTCGTCCGAAATCTCTCTTGGGTTATACGGAGCCGGTTTCAGCTCTGACACACTGACATCGCAAATGTCAGGATTGACATTAATGTTTGCCATCGAAATTCCTCCTTATTTGCCCATTCTTAAGCGAATTCCCCATGAAATACGCCTTTTTGAGCTTTTTGTGACCATTTTGACCGCCTTGTTTTGACCTCACTGACACTGACACGCATTTTAAAATTTTGTATCACTCACAAAATGCGCCTCGCCCGACCCTCGCCCAAACCGCCCCCGGAAGGACCCGTAAAAGTTCTTGTCTAAAACGTCACGCATATCGTCAACACTCCTGCGGCCATCCAGTAAACTGCGTGCCGCACGTCCCCGCCACAGGCATACACAACACCTGCGGCGAAATCTAAAACAATTAATATGATCGGGAATAGTTTCTCCATCTGTTCTTCTTCCTCTTGCTTCGTTCTTCAATGTGTTTTCTTTTCTTCTCTTCATCTTCAAGTACAATCGTTCCCTCAAACAGATCAACTGCGTACTTGACCTTGCCCCAGTAATCCTTCTCCTCATCGGTAAGCGTCACCCATAATGCGTCCATGGGCTCGACTACCCGCTTATTAAATTCCTCTTTATCCTTCTCCCGGGCTGTTCCCTCCTGAATCTTCTGATTCAACCAGCGAGAGCCATCAACGAACTTCTTATATAGGCGTTTGAATTCCTCATGCTTGTCCATAACAACTCCGGTGAAGTAGTGAAGCAAGTGAAGGGTTTTTCCCTAAATGCTTATACGCATATATATAAAAGATGTTTTCTACACGAGTTATGGCAAAATGCTTCACCAGCTTCACTCCATCACTAGCCAAATTTAGAAACCGCTTATAAATCAAGGACTTATGGCAGTGACAAAACTCGCCCGAGTGAAGCAACTTAGTACGGTCTGCCATTTTCGCCCCCCTCACAACCGCTCACCCGGATGCCTTTCCAGAAAAACCTGCCCTTCTGTTCGCCAGCCGTGCGCCTTTCTTTCTTGTATCCATGCTTCTCCAAGTAATCGTTGAACTCCTTCTTCTTCATGTAAAAATCAGAGTTTTCCTTAAAAGCCGCATACAGATCAGACACGGAAACCTCCGCCCATTCATCAAGTTCGCAAAACTCATCCAGAAACGCTCCCACGCCGTCCTCCGCTGATTTGTACTCCTGTGTTGCGCTCATAACGATATCCGGCGGCTTCATGCCTTCATCCTGCATCATCAAAAACCCTCTGACCGCCCAAGCCAATATCCCGGGCAATTCCGGAAGCAGAAACTTATCCGCAAACTTTTCAATCTTATTTGCGCCCTCAAATTTATGCTCAAACGGAATCAGACGAATACGCCGCCAGATACCGTCATCCGTGCCTCTGATCGTGGGCTTGTAATTTGTGGAAAGGAATATCTTGCCGGTAGGCTTAAATTCAAAAAACTCCTGCCGCAAAAAACGAGCTGAAATCGGTTCTTCGCTTGTGAACCGCTTGACTAAGGCTTCATCAAGCAACTTCGAGCGCTCAAGCTCTGACGAGATGATAAACCGTGCGCCTTTGAGCCGAGCAACGTCATTGGGAATTTCGTTGCCACGTTTCGCTATCAATGTCGAGGTGGGTGTTATTGCGGCGTAACTGCCGAGAATCTTATAAAACGTCTCAACGAAAGTTGACTTACCATTCGCCCCGTCACCATGCAGAATGAAGAATATCTGTTGCGAAACATCTCCAGTAAGCCCGTATCCCACCGCTTTCTGAATAAACGTGATGAGATTTTCATTCCCCTGAAAAATCGTGTTTAAAAACTTAATCCACTCCGGACACCGTGCGGTTGAATCGTAATGGGTGTTGCAGATCTTCGTTAAAAGCAAATCCGGACTGTGCGGTATCAGCTTGCCTGTCTTTAGCTGGACAACACCGTTCTGGCAATTAAGCAAATATGGATCAGCGTCAAAATCATCAGAACGAACTGACATCTTCGGCCAGCTTCGGGCTACGTTCGCCATCGCCTTAAGTTTTGTTTCATTACCGGATGAGCGGATATGTTTAATGAACGCCTGTTGTCCATCCTCATCCATATCATGTAAATAATCATGAAACGTCCCGACAGTATCCCGAGCGAGAGCGGTTATCGAATGAATCTCATCAGCAACCCACGCCTTCTTATTCCATACATGCCAGCCTCCAAGATGATCACAATTTCTGATTAAGCCAGCGTGCCGCTCAACAAGCCGCTTAGCGTTCCACTCGTCATTCCACAATCCGGCCGGAACAGCGATGCCTCCTTGCTTCTGAATCTTGAATCCATACTTCTCCTCAGCAATCTTGACCACCCTCTTGAATAAGTCACCACGTAAAATACCGGGCTTCGCTTCATGACATTCAATAATCCTCTCAAGCACAGCGATCAAAAGAAGTGTTCCGCCACCGGAATCACAGCGAAAACACTTCCAGACGTTCTTCTGCGGATGAACCACAAGATTCATCCCCGTCTTTGATCCATGAATCGGGTGAGCGCAAGAATACTGTCCGGATAGTTTCTTTAACTCAATACCGTTCTTTTGCAGAACGGTCAGGATATCCAAATCTTCCGGCTTAATGCCGTCATACAACTGTTTGTCGCCAACCAAAAACTCAGCCAGCGGTGAGAATATCTCCTCCCTGCTGATGCGTGTTATCCCTAAATCACGAAACATTTCATACGGCGTTTTTGTGTCAGGATGAATTGAACCGCACCCGACAACCTGCGCCCCGCTTGAGATGATCTCGCCGAAATGTTCCTTATCTTTATTAAGGACAATCTTGCGTGTGATCTCTGCGCATAAGAAATAATAATGATGCCCGCACTTCGGCGTCTTCACCGTGAATGTTTTGGGCAAATCAGACTCGGCGATCTCGCTAATGCGTTTCTGATCAGCGTCAAGGATGATCAGCTCACCCTCGCCGCCCATCACGCCGTAGTTGTTGCCCGTGCTAACCCACGGCTCAATATCTGTAAAACGGTACGGTTTCTTCTGCCATCCTGTCTCAAGCGGCATTTTTGTCTGACCACGAAGTTTGAGGAAACCATACCGGTTATCACGTAACTGTTCCGGTATTGTCATAAAACGCTCCTATAAAAACAGGGGTGAGGACAAAATGTCCCCACCCCTTGTCCTCTTTAGTATGGTCTTTCTTCCTCCGTGGTATCCTCAACATGAACCTGAATATCCTTCGCTTTAGCGGCGAAGTCTTTCCACAGCCTCTCGCACACGGCGAACTCCTCAGATGCGCTATCGCCCACTGGCGTCACTCGTAGCACAGCGTAAGTGCCGATATTGTTTGACTCCATCTGCGAGGTCAAACGGTACTTGCGGGAAAACATATCGCCGCCGCAAAACCTTCCCAGCGACAAAAGCTGTTTACCCGTTCGATAACTCGTCTTTGCGAAACTCACGATCACCGGCATAGGAACACCCGGGAAATATGAGAAGAAGTTAAGGAACGTCGTGGCCACCGGTTTCTCACCGTTAGGCCCGAACTTCGTCTGCTCCAAAACCAACGGATCGCTCGGGTCCGCTGACCGCCAGATAATCGCTCCCGGCTCAAAGTCCGAGTCGAAATTAGGGTCGTCCTTGCTTCTCGGGTTAAAACGAATGTAATTCTTGAAGGAGAATATCGGTATAAACTCCTCCGGTAACGCCTCCTTCGTGAGTGAGTTGATGATCGCCCCGATCTTCATGCCGGGCAATCCTTCCTGCATCTCAGGCGACAACGCCTGAATGAGCTTAGCTCTCGGGATGATCAAATCCTGCTGATCAACGCCGGATTCAAAACCTCTCTGTTCTTTATCCGCCTGCATCAGAGAACCACTTTGTGTCTTTACGATTTCCTGACTCATGTCATGCCTCCTTAGTTTTCAGGCGTAAAGCCTGATTGTTGGTTTTAAGTAATAACTGATAAACTCCGGAACCTCGACCCCACCCTCTATGCACTCTTTCGTGAAACTCGAAAGGGTCTGCGGCATGACAGTTGTTTTGATTAGATCCTCACGTCTCTGCTCTTTAAGGAAATCAAAAAGCCTGTCCATGTTCTCCTGCCTACAGCTCGCATAAAGTTTCGGTTTCTGAATCTGAGCGTATCCCATGCCCTCATACTTGGCTGTGGATACCGCCCCATTCGCTTCCAAAAACTCAATGAGCCTTGATTCCGCTTTCTCGTATTCCTCCTGCGACTCGTCCAACGCCGCCTTCATTTCTTCCCGGCGTTCTCGGGCGCATTTGAACCGATACAGCAACTCTCTTTCCGTGTCTTTCTCAGGCATTATTTACCTCCCTTTATTTCCTGACCCATGCACGACTGAATATCCTTGTCATAAATATTCATCGTGTCGTAATGCCGTTCCTTATCCAACGGAGCGACCTTGTAAAAGACGCCGCTCTCAGTCTCAGTGATACTGATCACCTTGACGGCGATGAGAAGTTTTTCTCCGACCTTAACCATTTAAATCACCTCCTTCGTTAGTAAGTAGATTCCTGACCTGATCCACACTACTACACACAGCGACACGCCCACCGGCACGTTTAATCTGTTCAAGAACGTAAAGCTGTATTCTCGTAGCCTTGTTATTCCCGACCTTAAGCTCGGCCGCAAAAAAGCGTCCTTCTCTGCAGATAAGCACGTCCGGGATTCCCGCTTTCCATCTATCCGACGTTTTATAAACCCACGCATCGCCAAACTCCTTCCTAAGCATTGCGAGTACTTTTTCCTTTAGCCTTTTTTCTGACGATTCCATAAACCACGTCCTGTAATGACTGCTTGCGTTGCAGAACTTTCAAAAGCTCCTCGTCAATCGAATCCTTCGCCACCAAATAGACATACAAACAACACTTGTTCTGCCCGATTCTATGAATGCGATCCCTCGCCTGAGCGTGCGCCTCGTAGGAATAATCGAGACTGAAAAACACCATCGCCGAGCAATTCACGAACGTAAGCCCGTGCGCCGCTGACCGTGGATGCGCTATCAGATACCGCACCTCATTATTTTTGAATTTATTGATTGATTCGTCCCGATCGGGCGTATCGGAATAAAGGGTCGTGACCTTATCTGCTCCATATTTATCGCTGATGAGTTTTTGAATAGCGTGAACCTCGTGATGAAACTGCACCCAGATGATGACCGGCTGTCCGCCCAACTCCTCAAGCACATCCTCAAGCTCTTTAAGTTTTGAAGATGTTCCGATTTGGAGCGCCGCCCCTGTCGCCGAATACAAAAATCCGGCTGTTACCTGCCGCAACTTCATGAGTTTTGTGAGAGCGATCTGCGCCGTCACCTCAACACCATCAATCTCGGTGATAAGCAAGTCCTCCATTTCCTTATAAGCCTTGCGCTCCTGCGCCGAGAGAGTGACTTCACGACTCTCATCAATCTTCTCGGGAAGATCCAACGCCTCCTCTTTCTTAACCCAGTGCGTGAACGGCTTAATTTCGTTCATCAACAGTTCCCTATTCTCATCGGTGATGGCGTACTTCCATCCTTGACTAAAGATTTCCCGAATCTCGTCTTTGCTCATGTACCGGCTCCCCTGCCGCATGATGCCGTTACGCTCCAAATGAAAATAAGTATTACGGAATGCGTAGAAAGACTTATGGAGTAACTCCGGCTGAACGAAATTCATCTGTCCCCAAAGCTCAAGCTCACTATTCGGCATCGGGGTACCTGAGGCGACCAACCGATATTGAAAACAATCGGTTAATTCAAGAAGCGTCTTTGTGGTAACGCTCTTATTGTTTTTTAGGCGGGAACTCTCATCGAGAATGCACATGAAGCGGTGCTTCCAAATAAGCGACTCAACCAGCGGCAAATTCTTTTTCGAGATAAGGCACTCGTAATTAATGACCACAATGTCCGGCACCTCGCCCTTGATCTCTTTAAAAGGTGCGTACGTGAAGTCGGTGAACTTCTTAATGTCCTCGCCCCACGCCGCATTGACCAAGGAAAGCGGACAGACAACCAAAAGCCGAAGCCCGGGGTGCTTTCCTCTGTAATAGCGAAACACCTCAAGCCCTGTGCGGGTCTTGCCCAATCCGGGATCGTGAAAGAACGCCCCACATCCACGATTCCGGATTGCGAACTCAACAGCCTCTTTCTGGTGCCTGTAAAGACTCACTGCTTTCTCCTTAACTCCTTGCAGTTGGCTTCCCGCAAACGCATGCGGTTGTACCAACTCAAGCGCTTATAGATTTCCTTTAGTCCCCGAACCACTTTCATTGCGCACCCTTTCAACGGTGAATGACTGCTCCCCGTAATCCTTAATAAGAAGCCCGGTGAACACCTCCGCTATGTGTTCGCCCACCGGGCTGGAAACATCGATAACGACCTTGTTGTCCGCCGCAAGATACGCCGCATTGAGCCTGACCTTCGCCTGTCCGAACGTGCATTCAGCGGACACGACAGCGAAGGCGATCTTTTCTTCAATCTGCTCTCGGCTTAAACTTCTGTTGAATTTGAATCTGCAAACCTGCATTGTTTTCCCTCCAAGGCGTACATTCCGGAAAACTTCCAAAAGTGTCGGAACTTTTTTAATCGAGATATTCATGAAGGCTCTCCTGCCGGAATATGGCTTTGATACGCTTGATGTCCTCGTACAGAGTGCTTCGGGGCGTCTTGAGCAACTCGCTGGCTTCCGAGATAGTCAAACCCTCCTCACCCAAAAGACGGCACAGCTCCCGCTGTTGCGGGGTCAACTTTTCAACAGTTCTTGAAATATCGATTTTTAGTAATGCGGTGACGTGTAGATTTGTGGCGTGGTCTTCATCTTCTGAAAGCCGATCTAAATAGGTGGGTGAGTCATCCTCATCCGAGATTTGCTCATTTAATGAAACGTTGTTAATTCCGGCTTTGCGTTTTTCCGCTGTGTGCTTTTCGATTAGGTGCTGAAGTTTATGCGCCACAACCCGGGACATAAACGTTCGCACATTTGCTCCAGCCGAAGGATTGTAATCATCCTTTGAGAAGTGCCAGTCTGAAAGACACTCCTGAAGAAGATCATCGAACCCTTCCAGCTCCAAACATTTCCACTGCCTCCGGAATCTCTCAATTACGTTTTTCGCTACCCCGATTTCCCAATCTTGAAACAGACCTTCGTACCTTGGACTCATCATGAGACACCTCCGCTTTCTTTTTTTTGCGGTGTCTCAAATGAGCCCAACTAAAGGATATCGCTTTTTATCCCCTCACAAAATCACGGAGGGCTCCGTGATTTAGGATTTCCGACGAGAGTTAGCTTCAGATATATCAACAAGCCCGAGCAACTCCTCCTGTGTGGGTTCACGCTTAAGAATCCCTGCGATAACCTGCGTGACGGCTTTCGCCAGAGTCTCCCCCTGCGTTTGCTCATCAACCACAGTGCGGGGCTTGTCTGCGTAAACAGCCGTGATTCGATCGCCAAAGCGTTTTTGGAACTGACTAACTAACGGTTTGCCCATTTGGTATCACCTCTAGGGCGTACATTCCGGAAATCTCACGAAAGTGTCGGAAAATCCCGACAAAAAACCAAAAAAACCGGAATATACAATTAGGCGGAATTAACAGCTGAATGGGTCTATATAGCTTGACTTGTCCGAGGGGTTGTTATAGGGGTGTTGTAAAGAAAGGAAAACGATGATCGCACCAGTCCAAGATAAGAAAAGAAAACGATTCATTATTTACACTCGATGCTCCACAGATGATCAGGCACAAGGCGACTACACTACGCTGGACGCCCAAGCGCACCACTGCAAAAACATGATGGATGCCTTCGGCTACGAGCTGGCGAGTTTTGGCGATAACGGCGTGGTTAACGATGATGGTTATTCAGGAAAGGATCTAAACCGCCCGGGCATACAAGCCATCTTGAAAGACATTCATAAAACAAGGTCTTTCGATGGGATCATTTTCTTCCGCCTCGACCGTCTCACTCGCAACCCTCGTGACCTGTACAGCATGATCGATATTTTCAAGGCGAAGGAAGTAGACTTTTTGTCCGTGCGTGAGAATCTCGACAGTTCAACAGCTATCGGGCGAGTTGTCATCGGTATTATCGGTCTTCTCTCCGCTTTCGAGCGTGAGCTTACCGGCGAACGTGTCAAAGCCTCAGCGATCGCCCGGGCGAGACAAGGCAAATGGGTTGCCGGAAAACCGCCATTTGGCTATAAGCAAGTCAAAGACGGCGAGCCCCTGCCAAACGGCAGACAACCCCATAAAAACGAAATTGATGAAACGATAGCTCCGCACATACGGCGCATCTTTGAACTGGCCGCTGACAATAAGACCCTGAGCGAAATCGGACATACCCTTATACAAAATGAAGTGCCGACCGCAAAGAAACAGCTCTGGCGAAAACAAACCGTAGCCAAAATCTTAAAGAATCCGTTCTATAAAGGCACGATCTCCTACTCCGGAGAACTACACAAAGGCACACACCAAGCTATTGTTGATGATGAACTCTGGGATAAAGCAAACCGGGTGATCACGGCGAACCTGCCCGGGCACAGATTCAAGAAAATAGTTAAAGATTACAATCAGCGTTTGAAAGGATTATTGCGATGTGGGAAATGCGGCAGTAGTCTCGTCTGCACCATAGCTCATAGCCATAATGGAAATATTTTTTATTATTACGAATGTAGCCGGGCGAGACAAAGACTCGGGTGTGACACCAAGCGGATATCCGCTACGGCGTTTGATGAAGCGGTAATTGCCTTCTTTAGGCGAGCGTCAAAAGATCAGGAAATAATCGTGAAGGCGATGGGAAGCGCAATCAAAGATAATGCGACCAAACTGGACATCTACGAAAAAGAAATCAAAACCATCCAAAAGAAACTCGATAAAGCCAAAAAAGCGGCGGCTAAACTCTTAAACCTTGCCATAGACAAAGTGATCTCAAAAGGCGTTACCTACTCCGAGAAAATGGATACATACGAGAAAGAGGTCACAGTATTGGAAGATCAATTATCTAAGGCTTTGGCACGCCGCAGAGCCGCTGACATGTCGATCCACTCCAGCGAATACTTATACTCAAACCTGCGGTTCGCCATGGCGCATCTGGACAAAGCCCCCGCAGAAGCCCAAATAACCCTGCTAAAGGCTCTTATTAAAGCTATAGACGTCCATGATGACCATGTGATAATGCGGATGCACATCGGGGAACCCTTCGAGGAACTAACTTGCCAAATTGACCCTAAAAAACAGGAAACCCTGCCCGTTGCTGTTACCAGCACCGAACAGGGTTCGCCTGAGCGTCAACAATGGCGGAGAGGCAGGGATT